TGATACAGCTTTTGTTCGTGCCAATAAGTCTTAAAGGCTTCTTTTGTTTTAAACTTTTTCTGAAACTCCTCTGTCACAGATAAACAACTCCACAAGTCTTGACCACCCATTTCACCTTTCATGAACAGAGTGTCACAGTCCCAATAGTATTTTTCAAGTTGTTTATATGGCAACTTAGCAGCATTCAAAGCAAGAGCAAGAGTTATTGATAGTAACATAAAAATTATTTCCTGTCAAGATTTATTTTGATATCCGTCTTTCCAAGTACATAGTACGTCCGAAAATCTGCCTTTAAATTGACTACAACTCATTTCATATCCTTTGAATCAACACAGGTATCACCTCGAAATATATAGATATCACTGTCTAATCTCAGTTGTTCAAAAACTTGATTATTGACGCATATGTATGGATCTTTGTGATTCTGTATATAATAAAAAGCACCGTAACCTACCCCTGCCATTACCATCAATATAGGTATATACTTGAGGTACTTAACTACCTCAGGCATTGCACTGAGCAGTGAAGGCAGGATTTTAAGTAGGTCTTTCATCTTTTTATATTTACACAGCTGGCTGATACGCGATAGCGTGTATCACTCCAGTCTTTCTTTATCTGTTCTCGAATGACAACACATTCCTCATAGTCTTTGGTTGGCATTGCGATTGATCCCTTGGTTGAGAGAGCAGTGGTTGCGCTGTGTAGCATTATAATCAGTGTCCAGGTGCTCATTTAATATTCCCCATCAATGTCCTCAGCCATAGAATATAGCCAGAGGAATATGGGTGCGAGGACTACCAAAATAGCAAGTTCAGCAGTCGCAAAGGCAGCTGTTGTGCTGATGAGGAAGAACAAGAAGATGGCCAGTCTTCTCATAACTTTATATCCGTATGTGGAGGTAGATCATAGTCCATTGGATCATTCGGAAATCTTGGTATTTTGTTCATAGTTTTCTCTCTCTTGTGCATATTGACATAAAAGGATATTCATTATAAAATGTTGCCCAGCGCTGACATTCTTCCATTGTTTTGTGTTCTTGTAGAAGCCAAATTGTAGGATTGGTTCCAGCAAGTACAAGATACACAGTCAGTATATAGATCATAGGTCAAAATGACTGCGAATACCTCTTGCGGTTTCTTCATCACAAATTGTCATTGTTTCTTCTAACAGCAGTGTAGCAAATGCTTCATTGTATGCTTTTATCCAAGCATCAACTTGATATGTGTTGGTAGGCACTAACTCTTTTGCCTTATCTGATAGACGAGAGATAATTGCCGAGTTCATTTCTTCTTTTCCATAATAAATGCTTTATGAAACTCTGCTGCGCCACCATATATCAGACCGAACAGTATAACTGTCATTGGTGGTACGACAAAGATAAGATAAAACAAAAAAATTAGGGTTCCTATCTTCATTCTTTCCACTCTGGATTATTGGCATTCGGTAATTCGGGTAGCGGCATCCAATGCGTTACCTCGCCTCCTCCAAAAAATCCATGTTTGCTTATAAATGAACCACTATCGTAGTAACCGATCCACATCTGCGGTCCAGATTCAAATATATCTGGAGTATGATAGATTATGTATCTATCCGATGGTGGTAGCCTATCCCTTGTTGAGATCCAACGCATTTCTTCTCCTTCATATCGTCCATTCTGGATTATTATCAGCCCATAGGCATGCTTCCTCTGCAGAATTAAAGTAAGGAGAGACAATCTTCTCGGACTTCAAGCCATCACCCCTTTGTTCCTTCACCCAGAAATATGTAAATGTTGGCAGTCCTGGATCTCTAAGTGAGAGCAGGGCATAATCTCCGAAGCGCATCTCAGTTTTCATTATAGCTTCCTCTCTGTTTCTTTCGGTCGCTCATCTTTTCTCTCCATTGGTGGCGGTAGATATGGCTCAATAATATAGTGCTGCGCTCCCCACCAACCAAGTGCGCTGAAGAAGCCCCACATTACTATCTCAAGTATCATGGCTTTCCCATTTCTTCTCTACAGTATTCCAATGACGATCATCATAAAATTGTACATCACCATAGAAACCTAGTAGACCAAAACTCATACTAAATCCTGCATGATCTTGTCTATGTGTCACAGAAATACCTATGTCAAAAATCATACCTCGATGTCGATAGAAACCAACATCGAGGTGCTTATGGCCATTTTCTTTTAATGCCCAGCGACGCTGCCATATTTCATTGTATTGAGTCTGGCGTGTCCATGGATTAAAAATACTTATGGTAAAGTGAATCATTATACTTCATTAACCCTCAGCTGCTCAAATTTTCTTTCTTGTATAGTTTTTTCTTTGAAAAACTTTCTTGGGTTACCACACATGTAACATCTTGAATCACCACAATTAAGAATATGCTTCTTGTGATTGCGGTGTGGTTGTTCAAGATACTTCCACTTATTATTCCCTAGATGCATGTAGTAATCTTTTGCTATACGAACTTGTCTTGCGATTGCTCGCTCATCAGCTTGGATTCTTTTTGCTTTCTTCTCTTTACTATACTTACTATATTCATCGCTCATAGAATTCTCCTAGTGCACGATTTTATTAGTTGACGGGCTGTTAACTTCTCCGTCAGCAACTTTCCTCATAAGTTTTTTAAAGTCAGTTTCACATCCTGTTTCTGATGTGAGCCACATTAGACGTGCGAGAACAATAGAAGCAATTGACAAAGGACTTAGTTCAGTAATCTCTCCCATTGAACGTAATACATTGTCAACATTATGCGCGATACCTACCATTTCTTCTTCTGATAACTGGACAGCGTTCATGATCTCTCCTTGTAATATTTGTACAGTTTTAGATAGTATGCAAATCTTTTAGGTTCTTGCTCAGGATTTGGTAGTGGACCAAGCATTCGCTCCATATCCTCTACCAATTTTAATATCTGTTCTTCAGTAATCATCTACCTTGACCACGATATCTCTTGAATGTTTTCTTCTGAGTCTTAGTCATTGCTGATGTTTTCGGGTTTCTACCACCTTGTGATGTGCTCTTATGAACACGTTTGTGATCACGGCTACCTTTGTTAGCTGACATAATAATCTCCTAGTTGATGAAAGAACAGAGAGTGTTACCCCTCTGTTCTTATTTAGATATCGTAACGTGGGATCATCACTGCCTTACGCATTACGCTTTCAGGAGTAAAGTCTTCAGCGTTACATGCCAAGATTGATTTCATAATTGCTGGACTGAATCCAGAAATCAAAGCAACGCCACTTGTATCATACTTTACTGGTACATTGTCGTACGCATTCAAGTTCCAGAACACGATCTTTGGTAGATCGTAACCTGCTTCGCTGAACTTACGTTCAATCATCTTCATAGCAGAGTTGTCAAAACTTGCGCATCGATCAAACTGCATATCTGATAGAATCAGAAGCACTTCTGGCATTTCTTCTTGAGGTACATTACCTTCCTTAGCAGTCTTCAGGATTTTATCCATCGCCTTTACCAAGTTAGTATTCATGTCCCATGAAGACTTAACCATTTGTTGCACTTTTTGAAGGATAGTTCCTTTAAGGTTCAGCAGTTCTGGTGTCTCAGAGAAAGTCAAGAAAGTGTCCTTGAACTTACCAGTGTTTTTGTCTGCTAGGTATAGACCAAGCGAAACAGCAACAGTCAAGCAAGTCACATTCGCAGTCTTACCTCTGTTTACTGGGATAGACATAGAACCAGATACGTCAACCAGTGGCAACACATTAGCATCACCAACAAAGTTTTCCAACGCATCCCATTGCTTCTCAATCAGATCAAGCTGAGTCTTATTGTAATTAGTTTGGTAATGACCAACAACACCCTTCAGCACATCATATGGATATACTGCGCCAGCATTTACTTTAACATTTGAGTCATCACCTTTCACAAGAGCAGCAACATATTCCGCATACTTTTCAGTGTTACGGTAGAATGCTTTCTTATAGCGAGCAGCAGCAACAGAAGGTACATGGCTGAAGTTGATTTCATCCCATTTCTTAGCGCACATATCTTGTTCAACAACTTTGGTCATTTCAACCAAAGACTTACGATAAAACTTTGGAGACATGTTAAAAAACTTACGGAGTTCAACAGCCAGCTTACCTTGACGTGGAGTCCATTTTGCAGCAAGACCATTCTTTTCACGCAGAGCATCACCCAGCATGGTGAACGCAGTTGCCTTGTTAGTCTCAACTACAAAGATGTCATCCCAGCGACCGATCTCTGGCACTTTCTTCAGCAATGCTTTAGTAGCATCAGCATCGTGCTTGTCAAGATATTTTAGGATTTGACGGAACAACTCACGTTCACCAGCACCACCACGTGCATCACGTGCCCACTGAGCAATACGTAATGCTAGGTCTTTGTCCTCAACGTATGCTGCGACAAATTCTTTGGTGATATCTGTACCACGTGAGGCACCGATTTTGAAGAACAAGTCTACGCATGCAGATGCAGTAGACTTACGAGCACGCATGCCGTTTTCAGTGCGTGCGGATTGATTTTGTACGGAAGACACAAAAGTGTTCATTTCAATTCCTTTAAACTGCGGGATGATCGGGTTGGTATTAACTTGGTTTATTCTAACCACAGTGCCCCTCTCGGCAGCCCCACTGAAAAATAGATAGCACACTATCATTTGCTGTCTTTCCAGCGTCAGACCTTATTTCGAGTAGATCGCTCTAGCCAGTTTAAATTACACCTTTCGGTGGTCCTCCTGTGTCTGGCACTCTAGCTTCGAGTTTAGTCAAATTGCTGTAGTCATCCCATTTCCATAACGTAAGTATATTACTTATATGATTTAATGTCAATTAATACCACCATTGATGCAAAATTTTTATTCCACATTTTTCTAAAAATTTTAGACCATCATCATTTCTGTATGTGTTACGATAAAACACATTTTTGATTCCAGCACCATAGATTAATTTAGCGCAATCGATGCAAGGAGCATGAGTACAGAATAGATCGGCACCATCACCTCCGTCGTTAGACTTGGCAAGTTTAAGTATAGCATTTGCTTCAGCATGTATCACCTCAGGTTTTGTTTTAGTAGTCCTAATAAACTTCTCATCATATTCATCTATAAATTCTTCTTCACATGTATTATCCCATCCAGCTGGCATGCCATTGTAACCGATAGATATAATCCTATGATCCTTGACTACAACAGCACCAACCTTCAGACGAACAGCAGTGGACAGCTGAGCAAATCTCTCAGCAGTATCCATATATGCGTCGACCCATTTTTGTTTCATCGCAAGTACACCTGCACGTTAGTAACACGTTTCATAATTTCATTACTCACATCAAACTTAACACGCATTTTCTGAGTTTCATTCTCAAACACAAGCAACGCTGATTGGTTCAGAGTAGTCTTATGCTGCGGGATGAACCTATTATATCTCGTATCACCTGCTTGAGCAAACTTGTAAAGTGTCATATCAACATATTGTTCATAAAGTTGTAATTGCTGCCCGTCTACATTTGCAATTAAAACAAGTTTCGGATTACGAGGAATAAATGCAAAATCAACATCAATGTTATAGCAGTCAACTGTCGAGTTCTGATATGCACCAAAACAAACCATTTGATTGCTACGGAACTCTGGTGGTGGTGCAGGTTTTGCAACTTCCCAAGCCAGCCATCCGAGAACACCATTACCAGTAAAACCCTTTACCGCATTCGACACACCAGCAGCAATCCCTCCGTGGGTATTAGTGCTAGTAGATCCCTTCTCGCCAATAGTTTTACTAAATGATTTCGCATCAGAGACCCACTTCGGTTGCCATGATATAATTACATCAGCATATACAGTTGTGTCATAGCGACCAATCTTGTAGTCTGGATTTTTCACATCTGCATAAATTGCATTTCCTATGTTATCCAGTTTGCTAACGATTTTCTCTCTACGTTCGTACTCTTTAAAGTCAGGTGAGAAATTACCACTACCTTTGCGTATGGTATTGTCTTTTGGAACAACATCAGCAATGATAGTTACCTCATAACCGATTGGTGTTCTAGCTTGGTTGGTTATCTTGTATGATTTTATCACGCCACTGGTGTACTCATCAATAGATTCATCAACACGATTACCTTTAGCATTTCGTTCACTCATAATGAAAGTGCTTGCTCCCTGCTCTAGTGCTGCTACCTTTGCATTCTCTAAAGCAGCATCATAATTAGAACCATACCCAGTCACCTTCACCTCAGCAGCATTCGCAAAGGTAGCAGCAAACAACAGAGCAAGAACAGTCTTTTTCATTTAGAGTCCATTCATCATAGTGCGAAGATTTGCTGACGTGTTAATGCTTTTCTTAGAGACATAAATGGTAACAGCAACCATATTATTCTCACGAGACACTTCACGTTTCGCTACGAATGCACCACGCAGAATTGCTTGTGAGTTATCGCTCATACTTTCCGTTACTGATTGAGCGATACGATTTGCTCGGCGACGATCTTCTTCACTAGCCATGCCACCAGTAACACCGTCATCATCGCTATCAGGATCAACCTTGCGATTCTTCAGTTCAGTATTACTATTCTTCACAATGTCGCGCAGCGAAGTCTTAGCAATATTCTCTGCTGTCTTTGCTGACTTAACATCGTTGCTCATAAACTCGACCAGATTACGCTTGGCTCGCATAGTAGCAAGCATGAACGCATCCTCACGACCTTGAGCATGATTGAAGTTAATCGGTGCAGTACCAATAGTCTTTATCACCAACCACTCGCCTTGTTCCGAGAACTGAATTTGAAGAGTGCCGTGTTCTTCAAGAAACTCTGCTTCTGCTTTCTTGATGTCAGGCTTCTGTTCAAGTTTATTCTCTACCTTAGTAACAGGTTCAACTTTATTTGATGCGCAGCCAGTAGCCAAAGCAGCCAGCACAGCAATCGTAAGTAATTTTAGTTTCATCGTTCTTTAATCCATTTCCCTGCTTTTTGCAGATCTTCACCAGCACCACTAACAAGTCCACCAGCAGTTCCGCAAGCAGAAAGCATAGTGGCGACCAATACAGCTATAACAAACTTCATTGCACTCTCCTCATAGTAAATCTACTCAAATACTCTTGCGCCACAGTAAGTTCAAACACACCTTCCTCAAGCATAATCTGTTCTTTTTCCTCTAGGATCTCAACGAGATCATCCATACAAGCTGCTTCAAGCAATTCAATTGCATACTCATGATCATCTTTATCTACTTTAGAGTACCAATCAGCAAGAACTTCTTGGGAAGCGAGTAAAAGAAACCTAAGATTTTGAAAATCGTGCTCATTCATTTTGCTGTTTCCTTCACAATTTGTTGCATCTTAACAACACCATAATCAGCAATTTTTGCTATACCAGCGAAACCAACAGTACAAGCTGCGACACCGAGAATAAAACCAACGATTAGATTACCCATATCAACCCCAATCTTTCTTGTCGCCGAACTGCTCATTATAGGCATACCCAGCCATGTACTCATGGATTTCTGTCTCTGACATGTCTACTTCCTCGAGTCGAGTAGACTGGTGAGTGTCGCCAGTGTAGTAGTGAGGCATCGCTCCACGTGAGTAGTAAGAATCAGCTGCTCCACGATCAAAGGGTCCACCATGACGTGTATTGTATGAGCGACCATTCCATACGATTCTAACATCAGTAATTTCACCGTTAAACATTTTCATCATTCATCTCCACAATAACCATAATCTTCATCAGTGCCGAAACCAGCAGAAGCCATAGCACTGTCGAAGTCACCATCCATGCTCTCATCATAGTCAGAATCAAAGTCATCAGCAATACCAAAGTCGGCAGCAACTTGATTGATTGTTTCAACTGTTTCGCCGAAATAATCGGCAACTTGTTGAACCGATTGACCATCACAAAGCATTGTGACAATATCAGTAACCCTATCTTTCATAACACCCATTATACACTCTCCATATCACGAACACCCCAAGCCATAATTGCTAGACCAACAGCAGCCAATGCGGACTGCACCAGAAGATCAGCATTAGGATCAAAATCCACAGTGCCAACAGCACCGAAAGCAATCATAAAACCAACAAACAAACGAATAGAACCTTTCATTATACAACCTCCGCATCAGCATCGCGAGACATCATCTCATATTGCTTTTCACGTTCCTCAAGCATCAAACGATTCTCGAGTTCAGCGATAGACTGTTTCAGTTGGCGCTCAGCAGATTTCGCATCAGCGTAACCATCCATCATGTTAGCAGTCAGAGACTGAAGATAACCCGAAGAGAAGGCATAGTTGCCGTAAACTTTGTAAGACAAGTCAACAAATTCCTTAACCAGATCAGCGTAGGTAGGTCTCATTTCATGTTCCTTTTTAACTTTCAAATAATCCTGCTTTTTCTTTTGCAATCTTTGCAATTGCACGACCTGCTGCCTCTTGACTGTTAGTAAAAGCATAATCATCACTGAGGCTATTGAAGCCGTGATACAATTCCCAGTTACCATTACGCATCCATTCTACTTTAATATCGTATGCGGTGTTAAATGGATCACCGTCATGTACAATACGAACCAAACCAAAATCTTTTGCTACTCTCATAGGGCATCTCCGAAAACGGAAGAACGAGTGGGAAACCCAGTTGCGATACCAGTAGACAAATGGACTACTTTAGTTTGCTTCGCACGTGCCTTTGAGCGAGGTGCCTTGCGTGGTTTATAGACAGTAACCTTGACGCCAGCTGGGTCGGTATATACTGTCAGGACATTTCGTGGTTTACGTTCAGTCATCTCTATCTCCTTTTCAACTTTCATACCTATATTATACAGGAAAGCGGAATTAAAGGCAAGCACTTTTTTACATACCCCTAGACTTTGTAGGGGTATAAAAACCCTTACAGATCAATGACTTACGTAGCCCCATGTAAAAGACCCCTGCAAACTGGGTTTGCAAGGGTTTTTCTTGGTTTTTGGTGCCCCAAGGGAGACTCGAACTCCCAAAATTTGGCTTCTAAGACCAACACGTATACCAATTCCGTCATCGGGGCATAATTTGGTGCTGATTGTCGGATTCGAACTGACGACCTACTGCTTACAAGGCAGTTGCTCTACCAACTGAGCTAAATCAGCAATTACTGGAGCGGATAGTCGGATTCGAACCGACGACATTTTGCTTGGCAAGCAAACATTCTACCAACTGAATTATATCCGCATTAATCATGGTCGGAGTAGTAGGATTCGAACCTACGACCCCCTGCTCCCAAAGCAGGTGCACTACCAGGCTGTGCTACACTCCGAATGAACTCTTATTTATATTTCACTTCAGCATTAAATGCTAATGAGATTCTATCACCTTTACCTTCTGATGGCACAACATAGTGCATTAACCAAGAAGGAAAGATTATCAAACTACCTGTCTTCGGTTGAATCGAAACGACAGATTGTGTAAAACTATTTTGCTCTTTTACCATATGCTGATATACAACATGATGATGAGCATTGTTAGGTGTCATAAACTCTATCATAGAACAACCTTCATCTGCTTTCGGGTAGTAAACACCAGAGAAAACAGTGTTAGGTCTTTCGCCATGATTGTGTGGTATGCTTATATACTGATTGCTGTTTATATTAGCCCATGCCATATACACAGTTTGATACGCAGTATCAATCAAACCAAGATGCTTATGAAGACCATTTAATCTAAGTGTTATCTCATTAAGAAGTTGTTGCATCTCAGGTTCAGCGCCAGTAAAGTAGATGCTAGTCTGAGATGTTTTCTGTTTCTCATAACATAACTTCACTATTGCTTCGTTGTTGATTGTCAACTCATCAGTAGCAATAAAATTAGTAAATATATTTTCAATCTTCATAAGAATCTTTTGGTAGGAGCGGAGGGTTTCGAACCCTCGACCTCGAGATTAAAAGTCTCTTGCTCTGCCAACTGAGCTACACTCCCATATGGTCCACTCAGTCGGATTCGAACCGACACCTCATTGATTAAGAGTCAAGTGCGCTACCATTAACGCTACGAGTGGTTGGTCGTACTATTTTGATTTTACGTGCCAACCCTAGACCATACGGGAATCTAGAGCGACACTAGATTTTATCTAGTTTCATGTCATTCTCCTAAAGTTAAAACAAAAGCAACAGGATGTCCTTTGCGGTTTACAATTACAAGTTGTATGCATTTGGATTGCTGCAAACATCCTAAAACTGGTAGCGGGAGTAGGAATCGAACCTACCTCATTCAAGCATATGAAACTTGCTAGTTCGCCAGAACTATATCCCGCAATCAAACTGGCGGTCCCAAGGGGTAACGATCCCCTTCTTTATGCGTGACAGGCATACGTGCGTCCATGAACACTTTGAGACCAGATTCAATTAGTTGAGTACTTTGCACTATTTGCCTATACTCAACAGCTTTACTCGAGTTTACTGTTTATTGTATAAGTTACATAACGCTTGATCGTGCCTCTGTGCTTACAAAGCACTCAATTAATTGGTGGAGATGACAGGACTCGAACCCGCTACCCTCTGCTTGCAAAGCAGATGCTCTCCCAGTTGAGCTACACCCCCATGGTGTTCGGTCAGCCCCATAGATATCCCAACGCTACCGAACAGATGTCGTTCTCACAACGAATCCCCAGTAATAACCTCAAGCGCAGTATTCGAACCACGACTCATAGAGGATTTATGACTAATAAAACATAGTATATAACAACTATGAAATAATGTCAAGCATGCAATCTACTATTTTTTGGCACACCTGACAGCAAGTATTCCATTTGATCAGCAAGTATGTTGCGATTCAGCAGAATCATGTGTTCGTAATGATTTGGTTCATATGGAACATACAATAATTTCATGCTTGTGTCTTCAAGCAACTTACGACCTTTCTTCATGTTACATGGTTTACATGCAGTAACTACGTTAGTCCAAGTATCAGCACCACCTTCGCATCTTGGTATCACATGATCCCGTGATAAATGCGGAGTAGTAAAGTTACCGCCACAGTAAGCACAAACATGTCTGTCTCGAGAAAACAGAGATTTATTTGTTAGCACAACTCTACCAAATTTTTCAATAGAGAATCCGCTACCCTTTATCGCAATGATGGATGGTGTTGACAATACAGACTCTACACCTTGCTTATTTACACCACCACGATATGTAGCGAGTGTTTCACCAAGAGACCAAACAACCATACCTTTGGCATGATATGTAATTGCATCTTCAAAATTTATCCATCTTCTAGGTAAACCAGAAGCATCTAGTGCTAGGACGTTCATTACATCTCCCTGTTTCCTTCTTCTAAAGTATTTATTGGTGGTGATAGTAGGATTCGAACCTACGATAACTTTCGTATGAAGAAAGCGCATTACCACTTTGCTATATCACCATTCTTGGGGTGTTAGATGGGGAACGATCCCATACTATTGCTTTCACAGAGCAATGTGCAGACCACTACACTACTAACACCATAGAACTGGCAGGGATACTAGGATTTGAACCTAGACTAACAGAGTCAAAGTCTGCGGTGCTGCCGTTACACTATATCCCAACAGTTTGGCACCCCATGAAGGAATCGAACCTCCACCACGACGTTCGTAGCATCGTATGATCATCCATTTCACCAATGGGGCATTGTACAACAGGATTCGCTTTTTGCTTTATTTCCAGTAAAGTTATTTTTGATTGCTGAAAGAATCCTAAAACTGGTGCATCGTGACAGATTCGAACTGCCGACCTCGATCTTGTAAGGATCGCCTTCTACCACTGAATTAACGATGCGAAATTTTGTTTTTGGCTGTCCAGGTAGGGATCGAACCTACGACATCCTGATTAACAGTCAGGCGCAACTACCAGCTGTGCTACTGGACAATAACCTTGGTACCTATGAGTGGGAACGATCCACTGACCCTCGCCTTATCAAGACGATGCTCTACCACTGAGCTACATAGGTGTTGGTGGGTGGTGATGGTAACGCTCCACGAACTCGACTTCCTATCTCTTAGAGTAACGGTTTTACAGACCGCCGACAGGGGCACCACCCATAAACATATTATATGGTACACGGTACGGGAATCGAACCCGTCTTCTTACCTTGAAAGGGTAATGTCCTAACCAATAGACGAACCGTGCATCTCACAAATTTTTAAAGAACAATTCAAGAACTAACAAGGAACTGACTGTTACATGATGCCGAAGTCATTGCTGCATCAAACCCTTGCTCAACTCATTTCTGAGACAGATCGCTCACTTCTGTTTTATTTTACAACAAAAATTCCTTCTTCACTGTAGAGCCGAACACGTTTATTGAGTTTTTCAATCATTACATCTTTACCAAATGCTGCATAACCACGCTGTCGAAATTTTGCATCTTTCATACCAACAGCAGTTTGATTACCAACTTTATACATATTGAAACGACCAAGATAAACAATCATATTTTCTCCAAAATATTAAAGAACCTCAACAACAAAACGGTATTATATCTAACTTGAAAATTAAAGGCAAGCACTTTTTTACATACCCCTACACTTTGTAGGGTTATTCATAACCCTGGCAACAGTAGGGTTATTGGAGCACGCAGTAGGAATCGAACCTACGAACATCTGTTTTGCAGACAGCTACCTTACCATTCAGTCATGCGTGCATCATTTCAAATCTTTTATTATCAACCACAACATAAACATAAGAACCAACACTACGATTGCCCCATGATGTTCTCCTTTTAAAAAGTGGTACTCCCGACAGGATTCGAACCTGTATCATCCCCTCATCTAGAGGCATCGCCGAGGTATAAGCTCGGAGTTTTACCGTTAAACTACAGGAGCACATTGGCGGAGATAGCAGGATTCGAACCTGCGGTCCATATTTCTATGAACGACGGTTTAGCAAACCGCTGATATAAACCACTCATCCATATCTCCATAACTTGGCGGAAGCGGTGAGATTTGAACTCACGGAACATTTCTGTTCGTCTGTTTTCAAGACAGGTGCAATAAACCAGACTCTGCCACACTTCCATTTTGGTGCGAGTAGCCAGACTCGAACTGGCACGACTTGCGTCGGCAGATTTTAAGTCTGCTGTGTCTACCGATTCCACCATACTCGCAAAACAATTGGCACGGCATGAGGGAATCGAACCCCCATTCTAGGTTTAGAAGACCTATGTCCTATCCGTTGAACGAATGCCGTATTGGCTCCGGTGGAGGGAATCGAACCCCCACTAACAGTTTTGGAGACTGCTGCGCTGCCATTACGCCACACCGAAATTGTATATACTAACGTCTACATTTTTAAAGAACGAACCGTGATTATAGCACGGTGGGAATTAAAGTCAACTCCCAAAACAAAAAACCCTCGAGATTCGCATCATCGAGGGTTTGGTATTCGAGTAACCTGTTTCGTTACATTGTAAAACCCCCAACTGAAACTCTACGTGATGCATTCCAGCTGCCTGTAAAATTAATCTCAGGCTGGCAATAAAAGGAATGTAACTGTATCGTTTTCATAGAAGGATTATACCTCGGGTTTGAATTAAAAGCAAGCACTTTATTCTTGCATTTCTATTTATATAATTTGTTAGAGTTTTTTTAACTTTTTATCTAAAAGTTAAGTTTCGCATGCGCCATTGGCGCAGCGATCGACAGCCCAGTAACCACGTGGTTTCTTGACTCTCTTTATTCTTTCAGGTGCAACAATTTTAAACACAACATCAGCGCCAACAGAATACTCAGTGTTTTCATACACCTTATTTTCTTCGTTGTATGACAATGTCAGTTGCTGCATTTGCGCAGCATTAAATGGTCTATGCATTACTAAGACGTTTCTTTTCAGTGTTATCTGACGAACCTCTGTCGTAACAACACCACCGTCATCTTTCTTTGTAATTTCTAAGATCATAGAATTCCTAAATCTGTTATCAGTTTTTTTGTAATTTTAGGATACATCTTCTGCAACTTTTGATCTTTAACAGCTAATAGAACCTTCGCTTCTGATTGTTCAATAGATTCAAGCAGGTCAATAAACAATTGTTCTCTCTTCGGTTTAGCCAGGTCTTTTCTTGTAAACACATATAGACGTTTAGACTCAAAGATCAAAGTTGTCGGAGCCATACCGACTGGGCTCTTGTCTTGCTTGTATGGTGGTTCTGATTCTGGGAGAATGAATTTCTTCTCTGGGTCGAACGCATACTGCAATATAAGTTTAAGAGCAGTCTTTGTCTTATATTTAGTATCTAACAAAGACGTGTCCTTGTTTACTTCATCTAAGATCTCATTTATTAGTTGCGTCATTAAAAATCCTCCAGTTCATCTAAGAGCATACGGCAGCGATGCTCCATAAGGTAGTTCATAATCGACATCTTGTCGCCAGTAGGACTATTTAGTTCGTATGTATCAAGGATAGTTTTCTTGATATTGTCAGGAATAAACTTAAAGTCAACCAGAGTTACATTACGATGCCAGTTACGACGTTCGGCATCATTGCGGCAAGCAATGAAACCATTGTCGATGAATTCCTGTAGACGCTTAGACGACACTGGAGTTTGACGACCCTCAGCGAGAAAAATATCATCAGCTGACAGGATGTTAGGAACACCATCACCAGCATCACCCTTAACGATATGCTCAATAGTAAATGGTTGGATCTCTTTCTTAGCAATAGTAACTTGTTTTTTCTGCATAGGCGACCATTGTTTCACGTTGTCATAAGCATGGAGTTGTTTGAAGTCTTTATCGCTAGAGATAATCATAACATCTTCAGCTGTACCAAACTCATTGCAGCGTTCGGTTAGAACTGCAATAACATCATCAGCCTCAGCACGTTCAATGTGCATAACTTTATAAGGAAAGTGTTTCGCGATATCATCACGGATTTCACTCAGCGTGTTAAAGATCAAGTTCCAATCTAGATCTGACTCTTCGCGATGCTTCTTGCGTGCTGCCTTGTAGTTCGGGAAGAACTCCTTGCGCCAATACTTCTTACCATCACAACAAATGACAACCTCACCATACTGCTTTGAATACTTTTTCTTGTAGTATTTCAAAGTTGACAGTGTGGTATGGCGAATCAAGTTTTTGATATCACCTTCGCTACCTTGCACCAGATCTTTCTTAAACGAAAGAATGTTAGCAAGAGCAACCTGCGAATAGTCAATTAGAATCATTTTAAAATACTTTCAAAATAATGCACTCTTCATTAATACGTCCATTCGGTTGAGCAGGTTTAGTAGTCAACTGTTTGAACGCACTGTTTAGTGCACGCTTACCCAGAGAAGCGAAGTCTTTGATCATCTCAGGTTTGCGTAGTGTTTTAGAAATAGAAGTAGTGATATCAAAGTTTATCATAGTTGTACCTTTGACAGTCAGCAGACCACCATCAGCAGGTTTGTATACGGTCAGACGACGATACTTCGTATTATATACCCAAACCTCATCAGAATTTACAAGTTTGGTTGGGTGTTCAGACTTCAAACCAAGTTCGGCAAAATCTGGCATATACTTAACTTTTGCTGCAACAACACCAGCAGGTTTTGCTTTGCGAGCACGTGGCTTACGTTGCGCCTTCGCAGTAACAACACGTTGTTGACATTCTTGAATAATCGATTCAATGAACGCAAGGAATCGTTTCAACTCAACTTTCTTAAAGTTACTGTATCCCTCAACGAGTTGATCATCATCGCCTTCAATAGTTTCCTCAAGTTCTTTCTTAAGAGGAATCCATGTTGTTGACAAATACTTTACGATGGGTGCGCCATAACTTTTGATTGGCGTCTTGAGTTTATAATCTTTCGGACAGCCAGCAGCAATAAAATCATCAATCTCACCTTCAATGTCACCAGCAACTTCACGTGCTTTCTCAAGAATACGATCTTGAATCGAAACAACCTGAGCCGAAACAACTTTCGGCTGATCTATTTTCTTAGGAACTTTTGATTTAATCTCATTGAACATTTCTCTCATGCGAATAATATGCGCATCAGAAAGAACCTGCTCACGTGTAATCAAACGTGCAAGTGTTCCATAAGATCTAAAGTAATAATCATCGACACGCTCAAGATCTCCAACAATGGCTGGATCGAATGACGCAATATAATTCAGCGCCCACTTCTTCTTTTCTTTGTTGTCGTGCTGATCGTTGTAATAGTTCAGCGCAGCATTCAGATCGCTGTCATAATTATCGGCTGAGAGTTTTGGCTCATTGTCAAGTTTCTGACGATTAACACGCTCAACAAACTTCTTACGCTTTGCAGTATTCACAGATAATCTCCTAGTTTATACATATATTATAATCTATCCCTGAATTAAAGTAAAGCGAAATTTTGTATTCCCCTCAGCCCTGTAGGGTTATTTCTTAAACTTTGTAGAGACAAGCCCACCAGAAAACACTGCACCAACCCATAAAGCTGCTGCCCAAGTTGCAATATTATATGGAATTGCAAGAATTGGAAATAACGTATTCAAAGACCAAATTAAAATCAATGGTCCAGCAATGAAGATTAAACCAATAATTGCTATGGCAAAGATAATTACAGCTAAATCTTTCATTTAATACTCCAGTCGTTTGATATTGCTAATGTTAAAACTACGCCAATCCTGAATCTCTGTGTCAAACACACGAACAGCATCAGTGGTAGTTTTCTCAACTGAACTCTTAGGTTGTTTATCTGCTGGAATTTTTGTAAAGTCTCGAGTACATGCCATAGTACGATCAGTACCATCTTTCTTTGTGAATTTAACAACTAAAATATTCTCAGAAAGATACTCATCTAACCACTCACGAAACTCTGGAGACTGCATATGTGTCATTGGATCAACACCAGAAGCACGCAATACAGAAATAAAATCAACACTTGAATTGCTACTAATCATCACTTATCCCTTCCTGTTAAAAGCCATAAAAAATTTGCCATGTTACGAAACTGGGCATCTTCAAGAAACAACTGAAACTTATTATCAATGACACTGCCTTCAAGTTTTTTATAAAAAATTACTTGATGTAAGTCACCAATCTTGTTATGCGTAACTGTAACAGTGTACGCTGCATCTGAGAATTTAATTACATGTTCGCTCATGCTTTACTCACTTTCACTTTAATAGAATTTATAAAAATACCATTCGGTCTTAACGTCACATCATCTAAACCAATTTTGTCGAAGTCAACAAGAGTAGTGTAAGCATATTTTGTCTTTTGATTTGTGATAGTAATTTCTGAATCACGAACCTTCGGTTTGAAGAGAGCAGGTATTTTACGATCATTCATTTTAGTCCCATAGTCCTTGATAGTATTTGCCAAACAAACGAAAACCATTATCTATTCTTTTCTGATGAACTGAGATCGCATCCCAGTCAGCGTTCCATGTGTCGTTTGGACCTTTCTCCATTGTATACATTTTAGGCTTGCCATTATC